AGGCCGCCCATCGCTCCGTGACGATCCGTATGGAGGTAGAGGACCGCGTCCGAGTGATTACGGGCGAAGATCGAGAACGCGAGGATATTCTCGGCCCACGCCTTCCGGCTCGGACTCGTTCCCTTGTTCGCGTTAAACGCGCCGACGACGTAAGCCGACTCGTCGATCCCCATGATCTCGCGGCCGGTCATTCGGCGACCGCCGATATCGACGCGGGCCGTCGGCCTAAATACGCTCGTCTCGATTCCGTGAGGAACGTATTCGCAGTCGAGACCAGCGTTCCGGATCATGTCCCGGCCGAACTTGCTCATGGCGATCGGGGTAACGGTTGGCTTCTTAAGGAAGTCGACGACCGCCGGAGGCGCGGGTAGATGGTCAATCGGGACCCATGACGCGGTAGGAATATCGTCGAAGCGCGGAGAGTTAAGAACCCAAACGTCGAAGAGCGTGAACTGCATCGCCTTATATCCGGAGTGCTGGGCGGACCACTCATCGAAGTAGGGTCCGACGACGTCGTTATTCCAAACGTCGTAGCCGCGTGGGTAGACGGTTATCCCGTCCCACTCGGTAATCGTCGCCTCGAGTCCGTAGTTCGCGGCGACGGCGATCGCGTGACCGTCAGAGATCATTCGCGTAACGAGTTGCTTCGTCTGCGTTCCATAGCCGGTCGCGGCCCAAGGCGCGTTCGAGTGAAAGGTTGCGGCGATCTTCATTACAGGGAGTCCGATCTATACAGGGGGCGAAGGCGAGACGGCCCTGCATCCGTCTCGCCTCCGCGACTAGGGGCAGGGTTAGCGGGCTTCCGTTTCCGGGACCGCTCGAGCGCGTTTAACGCGGTTGTTTAAGTACCGATCGAGCTCCGTCTGTAAATCTTCGCGGGCCTTCGGATCGGTCTCGCGGCTTATCGCCGCTCGCAGGGAGTCAATCAAGAGTTGTTCGTTCATTAGTACCTCCCGAGGAGGGGACCGGTTTCCCGGTCCCCTCCGACGAGGTTCGGCTTAGTAGCCGGACTGCGGGTTAAACCCGGTGCCGATGACCTTTGCGACACCTGCGGGGTAACGCGCCGCGATAGCTGCGTAGCCATAGAGCTGGAAGCGAACTGTCAGGTTTGCTGACAGAACGTCCGGGAGTACGCGGGTCTTCATTCCCGACTCGAAGAGCATCGTGTCAGAGAAGGCCGCGACGAGAGCGGGCTTCGCAGACGAGATGGTCGGGATGGCGGCGTCGAGGTAGCAGGGGACTCCGAGGATGGTACCCACGGAACCCTGAGCCGCGCCGGGTGCGCCGTTAATGCCGACGGAGTTCATCGGGCCATTGGCCGAAGGAACGACGACGGGGCGGCCCTGCGAATCCGAGAGACCGACGAGGCCGTACCAGATTTCAGGAGCAAGGACGATTGCCTCTGCGCCCTGGAAACGGTTCTTAGCAACGGTGCTGAGTACCTGAGCGAACGCCGTCTGGTAGCCAGCGGCGGTCGGGGTGCCAGCGGTGTAGGTGACAGTTCCGATGCCTGCGGTGTTAAACAGACCGGTGAGGTCACCAGCGGTACCACTACCGTTGAGGACTGCCACGTCGAGGCGGTAGTCGTAGGCGGCCATAAGATCGGCGAAGATCATACGGTCAATGCCACCCGCAAGCGGGGACTGCTCAACGAGCTGCAGCGAGACGTTCTCGTAGCCGCTGATGGTACGAACGGGAGCGGTCACCGAGGTGGTCACCATGTCCTGATTGGTGGTTGCAGCGTTGTCTGCGGTCTGGACGGCAACATCGCTACCCGTGGTGATACGCGGAATGTTGATGCTGTCGGTGCCAGCAGGCAGCGCCATCTTCGTAAGAAGGTCGGCGGTGGTACGGCCCGGACGCAGCGTGCGTGCGTACTGATCGACCAGCCACAGCGGTGGGACGAACTCGCCAATGCCGCCGTCGGTCCGAGAGATATCGCGAGTCTCTACGCGAACCTCGTCCATGTGACGATGCAGCGACGACCAAGCAGACTGATCGTTGCGAACCTGAGCGTTGATAAGGTCGCGAACGAACGAACGCTGACCATGCTCCGAGTAGGTCATCGGCTCTGCGCCGACCTTTGCGTAGCCGACGGTCGGGATGCCGACCTCGGCGCGGGCCTCGACGATTGCCGCGGCGCGAGCCTCGGTTGCCTCGACCTTTTCGATCTGTGCGTCGAGATTCTCGATCTCGGCGTGACGCTCCTCGACGGCGGCGATCGACTCAACGGTCGGCTCACCCGCGAGGAGATCCGCGGCCTCGGCAGCCTTGGCTGCGCGTGACTCACGGAGGCTATCGAGCATCTTGCTCATAGTTTTCTCCTAGATGGATTGTTAATAGAACCGCCGGGGCGAACGCGCCGGGGGCAAACCCGCGAGAGCGGGGGGACTTAGACCTCGAGTACGAGGTGGCGGATCTTCGCCGAGAGGACTCGCTTACGGAAGTCGAGATCGTCGACTTCGGCGTTACGGAGTCCGACGGTCGTATCCGCGTAGGCGGGCCACGTAACGACGGAGACCTCGAACAGGTTTAGGTCGGAGAGCTCGCGCAGTCCGTCCTTCGTCCGAGTCGAGCCTCCTTCGGCGACGGTGAAAGCGAATGACATCTTGTCGACGTCGCCACGCTCGAGTGCGCTACCGAGTTCGGCGGCGCGGGGATTCTTCGGATCGAGTTCGGCGTCGATAAGAAGGCCGGTCTCGTCCTCGGTAAGAGTTAGCGTTCCGGCGCTACGGCGAGCGAGGGGCAACTGATCCGTATCGTGATTAACGAGTAGAAAGACGTCGTCTCCGCGCTCGAGGGAACGCTTAAACGCTCCGGGCTTAATCACCTCGCGGAAGGAGAGTCCGGTCGCTTCGCGGTCCCAAGTAGCGGCGTAGCCGCGGACGCGGAGAACGCCGTCGGTTCCGCGCTCGGCGCGTAGCTCCGTCTCGACGGTTCGCTTCTCGCAGGCTTCGATAAGGGAGCGGCGCGCCTCGACGTCGAGGTCGGCGGAGTCAGTCTCCATAGAATCGACCGGAGTCTCGGGAACTTGTTCCGTCATTGTCTCCTCGTCGTGGTCTTCATCGTCCTGCATCCACGCGGGAAGGCAGTCCTCGTTTACTTCCCATGCGTCGCAGTAGGAGTCGGGAGCGACGGAAGCTTCCCACTTCGTACAACGAAGAGACTGCTGTCCGGTCTCGTCGACTCCGGCGAGAAGGTAGATACAAGACGCGCACGCCGGTGTAAACTTCGGTACGTCATCCGAGGCGGCCGGTCGATATGACGGCGGGAGCTCGCGGGTTTCCATAGATTCCTCCAGCAGCGCCGACCTGTCGGCGAGTTGATCGCGGATTTTCGAGGACCAAGACATAGCGGGATCGCCGCCCCACGCCGCCCAAGCGACGCGGCCGGGACTCGGATAACCGTCGTCGCCGGGGCTAAAGCCTTTCCCGTTCTTATCTACTTCGTGCCTCGAAAGATACGAATGAATTCGCAGGACAGTTTCGGCGCTAATGGCCGCGCCTCTTGCGAGGTCGGCGGCTCGCTTACGACCGGTATCGGTAAATCCCGATCCGGCCTTTCCGTCAGCGATCCAGTCGAGGGCACGCTTTGCCTCGTCTCTAACTCCTTGCGGCGGCCGATAGGTCTCAGCCATTTGCCACAGCCGGAGTCGTCGCGTCGTTATCGGTTCCGACGGGGGCGGCTGTCGCATCGACGGGTGCGCCCGGAAGAACCTGTACGAACTCGTCGCCGCCGGGGTACGGGGGCAGACCGTCCATAGCTCGGGACTCGTTCGGCGTTCGCGTACCAGACTGAATCTGTGCCATCTGTACGCGGGCCTTCGTCATAGAGTCGAGGCGTAGAAGGCTCGCCGGATCGAACTCGACTTCGGTTCCCGGATCTAGGATCGAGGAGAGCGCAATCTCAAGTCGAGTAATCCACGGCTGCAACGTATGAACGAGGAAGTTAAGAGACGCCGCTTCGACGTTCTGGTAAGTCTGTCCGTCACCCTTGATATTAAGAAGGTGTGCGGGGATGCGGAAGATGCGTCCGACTTCGGTTACTACGGAGTCGCGGGTCGCCGTAAACTCCATGTCGACGGCGGACGTCTGTACGGGTCGCCAACGGAGTCCGTCGGAGAGGACGGCGGGGCGACGTCGCTTACGCTGCGTCGACTCCCACGATTCTCGGAGAACCTTCGCGCCTTCGGTCGTTAGCGGCTTATCGGTCTCGAGGACGCCTGACGGGGTTCCGCCTTCGCCGTACCACTGCGCGAGGTACTTATCCATCGCTAGGGCAAGACCCATAATGGTCCGCTGCTGAAGGATCGGAGAGATCCCGACGAGAGACTGCGGCGGAGTAAACCACCGAATATGAAGCATGTCCTCGTTAGGGATTATCTGCCCGAGGTGAATGTACTCGCGACCGTTGTAGTCCTTAGACGCTAGAACGTTCATCTGGTACGGGTGAAGAGGGAGGAGACCGATCGGTCGGCCGACGGAGTCGCGGTCGATAAGGAGGTAAGCGTTCCCGTGTAGAGCGAGGCAGGCGACCGTCGAGTGAATAAGCTCGAACCGATTCGTATTCCGAGGATCGGGATTAGCGAGAACGTCCGGCGTCGGGACGAGTCGACGGACGCCGTCAGGGTCGATCGTTGCGCATCGGAGGGGCATTGTCGCGACGGAGTCGGCGAGTAGAGAGACGCAGGAAAGGACCGAAGCGATACCGAGGGCGGTAACTTCGTCGACACGCTCCCCCGCAGTCGACCAGAGAGAGGTCTGACCGTAGAGAAGGTTCAGCGGATTATAAGTGTTGCCGTAGTAGTTCACCCCGGCTCGAGTTTCTATTCCTCGACGAATGAGGCTCATTCAGCGCCTCCTGACGCGAGATATCCAAGAACGATGAGGGCGGCACCGGCGACGATTAGCGCGATACCGATTCCGAAGAGGACGAAAGAACCGCCGACGATCAGCGCGGACCCGGCGATCTCGGTTACGGAGGTTAGGGCGTCGCGTGTAAGGAAACGCTTCACTCTTCCTCCAAGTCCCAAGGGTCAATGATTTGCGGGGCACGACCGCGGTTTGCTTCGTGTCCCCAAGTTGCGAGAGAGGCCGCGACGACCGGCGAGATATCAACGAGAGAACCTCGACGACCGAACGCCCATGAGTCGCCGACCATTCGACGCTTCGCCGCCGCAACCGCGGTATTTAGAGAAGGCTGATCGAGGTGACGCAGTTGCGCCTGATTTATCGCGGCCGCGAAACCTACCGCCGACTGCGCGAGCTCCCGGCCCGCGATCTTCGTAACCGGGATTCCCTCGCGATCGAGTTCGGGAAGGAGAGCACCGGCTGGGGAACCGGCGTCGAGGACGACCGTCGAAGGAGACCAACGACGAACGAGTTCGACTAGACGCGGAACGACCCACGTAGTACCGGGACGGTTCTCGACGACCTCGACGTGCGTAAGGCCGTCCGTTCTAGCTCCGGCGATAGAGATACTCGCGGACCCGTCCGGGCTTACGTCGAGTCCGACGGAGACCGGATCGAGCGCGGAAGAGGCTCCGTCGAAGCAGGCGATCCAAGAGTCGAGGGCGAGAGCGGAGTCGGCTCCGGCGGGTTCGTCCCAGATACCGAGGCGTTCGCGAGCGAACTCCGTCTCGGGCATCGCCTCGAGTTCCCGCCCGACGTGCTCCTCCGAGATCCGGATACCGAGAGCCGGGTTAGCCTCGGCCCATCCTCGAGGATCGTCCGACGCGGAACGCGGATCGGCGGACCATTCGAGATAGCAGAGACCGGTAGCTTCACCCTTTACGCCGCGGTCTCGAACGGCCCGAAGGACTTCCGAGTCGGAATGACCAGCGCTCGAGGCGTACCAGAGTTGAGGATTCGGGCGAGCCGAAAGGGTAGGCATTAGCGCGCCGACCGCCTCGGGAGGTAACTTAAACGCCTCGTCGAGAATTACGCAGTCGCCGGAGAAGCCTCGGCCGGAGCCGGTCGAGCGGGCAACGAACCGGAGACGCTGTCCCGTCGTTAACTCGATCCCCTCCTCGCCGTGAGAAGTACGGATACGAGAGACCCTCTTACGAAGGTCGTCCGTGTTCTCGACGAGGGAAAGGACCCGGCGAAAGCCTTCCTGCGCGGTCTTAAACTCGTGCGCCGAATGGATAATCAGTTGCTCTCCGAAGAGGAATAACCCGGCGAGCTCCCGCGCCTCGAGGACCGAACCCTTCCCATTCTGGCGAGGGACGACGAGGCCAACCTCGAAGGCGGACCACTTCGCTCCCTTCTTCTCGCCGAGAGCGGCGGTTAGGGCGAAGCGTTGCCACTCGTCGAGGACGAGACCGGCGGACGCGGCGAGTTCGATAGCTTCGACGGCGCTCGAGGAGACGGCGTCGGGGACGCTACTAACTCGAGGCCGCTGCGATCCGATTCGCTCGGCGGGTTGATAGGTCATCGACCTTTGACTCCTCGGCAGGGTTCGGGAGTTCGTCCAGTTCGCGGAGAACGACGGTTAGTTGGCGGGCGAGCGAAGGAACGTCCTTCTCACCGGCCGAGATATGCCTCGCGAGTTCGTCCCGAAGGGCGGTAAGAGACGCGCGACGATCCCCCGCCGCGACGATCTCGACGAAGGACTTCGGCCGCTCCTCGGGCTTCCGAGGCGCACGCTTACGAGGGGCCGCCATAGGGACCCCCTCGACTTAGGTA